GCGCCCTGAGCGGCGAAGGCTGCGGTGATGATGGGAAACTGGTTGCGGTACTTGCCCCATAGCGGCCAGCCAAGCTCACCACCCCAAAGCGGCTTGCCGTTGCGCGCGCACGGGGTCATCAGCGGCACGCTCTCGAATTCCCAGATCGGGTTGTTCGGCTGAGTCAGCGTGGTGCCTGGGTTGGTGTCGTAGGCGATCAGGGTGTAGCCGTGCCAGTTGGCCACGGTGTTGACTGACTGCTTAGCTACTCCCCGCACCTCCATGAGCTGGGGGTACATGGTGTGCATGCACGACAGGCCGGGATAGCCCCACGCCGTCAGGCACGAGGCATAGAAGCTCCCGAGGTCATCCTCCAGGTACTGCGCATACAGCACAACGTCGATAGCCTGCTGTGTGGCCGGCAGGTTGATGTTGAGCAGCGGCGGGTCACCCGAGGCAGCAGCGGCATAGCTCGCGTGAGACGTGCCCCAGCTTGCATTCAGCGCGGCGAGGTTGGCATAGCCGTGGCCCTTTGTTGCGTCTGAAAGCCACTCCACCCACGTCTGAGCAGCGGCCGTGCCGCCCACTGTGCGGGTCTTCCACTTCGACGGGAAGACGCCAGAGATCCCACCCCCTCCGCAGAAAGTGGCGCTCGACTCGTTGTACAGCTCCAGCAGCACGACGCTAGGGTCTTGCAGGATGTTGATGCCGGTGTACCGATTGACCCGGTTCCACATCCCCGCGACGCCGGCCTTCCAGTTGGCGCGAATCTCCTGCTCAACGTAGAGGCGCGGCTTGCAAGAGCTGGCCTCGGTGTACGTGAAGCGGTTTGACGTCCCGTCCATGTCCGTGAACAGGTTGTAGGACTGCGGGTTGAGGACCAGAAAGATGCCCTGCGCCTTGAGCGAGGCAAACAGGTAATCCATGCGCTCCAGCGCGTCGTCGGGGAACACCGCCGCCCCGTCAACGCCTGACATGAGCCAGTTTTCGATGCCGTGGACCCGGAGCGCGTTGTACCCACAGCAGGCGAGGTGCGCCGTAGCGGCATCAATCTCGGCGTTGGTCCGGTTCAGCGGGACGTAGGCCGGATCAGGTGCCAAGGTGGCGATGTTGAATTTGACCGGCACCCCGTCCTCGTAGAGCTTGTCGCCCGAGGCCGTGATCCGGCCACGAGACCCCGCTGGGACTGCGGTTTGGCGCCAGGTCGATTGATCGAGCGCAGTACCGCTGCGGACGTGCAGCGTCACGTCAAGCAGGTCCGTCCATGTGCCGGACGCTGCAGCCTCGCGGTTGCGCAAGGGCGCGCGATCCGCCAACGGATCAACGCCAAACGGCAGTTTTGCGAATGCCGCCAAGCTCAGGCCCCGGTAATCAGCTCAACAGTGAAGCCCCGCAGCCAGGACACCTCGCCGCCCGCAGTGGTCAGGTCTGACGTGATTTGCAGGTACACGTCGTTGCTGTCCATGTTCGTCAGACCAGTGGTGAGCGTGGTAAGGCTTGTCGAAGTGCCAAGACCACCGCCGCCACCGGCCACGCGCAGCGTGCGGACGCTGGTTGCCGATTCGCGGCGCAAGCGGTGCTCCATCGAAAACTGAATGGCCGTGGTCGCAAGGGCCGAGGACGAAAACCCGGTCGTCGTGCCCAACGTCGTGGGCGCCGAGCCGATCATCAAGTCAGTGGCGTCGGTGTCGCTGGTGCCGCCCTCGCGGGTCTTGAGGACGTTGATTTCGAGTAGGTCGCCGTCCTGCCAGAGGCCAGCAAGCAGCGCGCAGTAGTCCATGACTACCTTCGGTGCTGCGTTGTTGCTCACGGCGGTGATCAGATTCTTGAGGATCAGCCGCCGAGCCTGCGGGCGCCACTTGCTGCCGAGATAGTCCCAGTAGCTACCGCCGACACCTACATCGGTGAAAAACGCTGTGGTGTAGCCCAACGAGACGGCGGTGGCGCGGTTGGCCCACAGGCCGGTCCAAGCCCCTGACAGCGAATGCGTGACCGACGACAGCGGCGCCTCGATAGCCTCGCCCGTGGCGATGAGCGCGCGGGCCTGCAGGGGGGGCAGGTTGATGACGGCGCCGACGGGGAGGACGGTGTCTCCGAGGTCGGGCGTGCGCAGGATTTGGATTTTCATGGCGGGGCGGCTCGCGGGCGGTAGGCAATGAAAAAGGGCGCCGGAGAACCGGCGCCCTTGGGCTGCTGGGAGGCTGTGCGCCTCAAGGGCCTATCAGACCGGCGGGTTAGGCGTGGGAGCCAGGGCCGGGTGACCGAGCAGCGCGATGGCGGCAATGGGGGCGTTGCCGCTGTTGCCGCTGGGCGTGAGGGTCAAGCGGGTGTAGCGCTTGTTGCCCTTGTAGCCGAGCTTGCGGGTCTCGCCGTCGTCAGCGAAGGTGAAGCCGGCCAGGGCCTCGGTGCCGATGAGGTCGGCATCAGCCACGGGCGCGGCGTCGCTGAGGTTGGAGGCGTCGCCTTCTTCGAGCAGGACGGTGAAGGTGGCGTCAGCATCGGCGAGGGTGCCGGTGACGATGAGGTAGGTGAGGGAGTCGTAGCCCTGGCGGTCGATGATGGAGCCAACCTGGGCGGTGTTGTCGGCGACGACGACGGGGGTGATGACCTTGAGGGGGTGCACCTTGCTGGAGAGGTCTTTCATGATGGGGTCCTTTTGGGTGTCTTGAACGAACAAGGCCGCGCGGGGGCGGCCTTGCGTGGCGTGTGTCAGCTGTCGATCAGGCCTCGATCTTGAGCAGCTTGATGGCCTCGAAGTTGGCGATGCCACCGCCAACGCGGCGACGGGACACAAACTTGACGTAGGGCACGGCCGTGAAGGGGTCGCGCAGGATGGTCATGCCCTTGCGGTCGACCACGTAGTAGGCGCGCTTGAAGTCGGCGAACGCGATGGGGAAGGCGTTGGCGCCGACATCGGGCATGAAGTCGTCGGTGATGACGGGATGGCCGAGCAGTTGGCCGACGGCGCCGTCCATGAGCTGCGAGGGGGCCCACAGGTAGTTGCCTTGGCCATCCTTGAACTTGCGGATGGCGGCCAGCGTCAGGTCGTTCATCTGCCACGCAGCGTTGGCGCGGTACTGGCGCTTGAGAGCGTGCTGCAGATCGATGAGACGGTCGCTGGGGTTGCTGGAGGCAAACGCGGAGGCGTGGCCAGAGGCGGTGTAGCCGACGCTGCCCCAGGCGTAGCTGGCGTTGAGCACCGGGGTGTAGCTGAGGATGCCTCGCGGGCCGTTGACGCCGTCGCCGCTGATGAAGTCGTAGCCTTCCATCTCTGCGAACTCGATGCCGATTTCCTCCATGAGGTCGGCTTCCACATCCTGCACGGAATCCTCGAGCGACTCCTGCGTGATGCGTTGGTCGCTGATGTAGGTGCCGGGCTTGAACTCCAGCTCGACCCAGCCAGGGCTGGTGCCTTCGGTGGGTGCCGTGGTCTCGCCGCCGCGCTTGGCACCGGAGGTGCCGCTGGTCTTGACGAGCTTTTTGTAGCTTGCGGCGCCGATGGGGATGACGCGGGCGAGCTGGCGCATGGCGCTGTAGCGGCGCACGACGCGATCGATGGTGGACTCCATCTCGTAGCCGATCAGGAAGCCGCCCTGGCCTGCGGTGCCGACGTTGATGGCCTTGACTTCGTCGGTGGTCAGGTTCTGCTGGCCCGCGCGGATCATGCGGGACATGGCCGACTTGTAGGCGACGTAGGCCTCGTTGGAGATGGGCGCGAAGCTCTTGCCAGACTCGATGGCCTGGGCTTGCGCGGTGGCGTTGAAGTTCTTGAGGACGACGGCGGCCTTTTCCTCGGCTTCAACGGACATGGCGGGCCGCTGGCTCTTGAGGGAGAGGGACTTGAGCTCGTTGCCGGCCTCGGTCATGGCTTCATTGAGCTTGACGAGCTTGGCTTCGAGGTCGGCAACGGCCTTGCCGTCGGCCTTGGCCTTGAGCAGCTCGTCGTTGGTCTTCTTGAATTCGTCCCAGGCGCGGCCTTGCGCGTCGACGAGGTTTTTGACTTCGGAGAGATCCATGATGGCGGTTCCTTACTTGCTGAGGATGGATGCGTTGCGCTTGAGCGCTTCGCAGAGGGCGCCCACCTCGTCGGAATCGCTCCGACCGGACAGGGACTTGAAGCGGCCGATGAAGGCCGTGGCTTGTGCTTTGGAGAGCCTGCCGACATCGCGCAGGAAGGCTTCCGCATCGCTGAGAGACTGGATGGCGTCGATGGCGCTCTTGACGGAGCTGATCTGGGCAGCCGGGTTGGCGGGGAAGGTGACGACGGAGACTTCCCAGAGGTCGACCTTCTTGAGGGTGCGGATGCCGGTGACGCGGTCGTAGCTGTCCTCACGGGTGACAAAGCCGATGGAGAGGCCGTTGACGGCCTTGGCTTTCATGAGGGCGCGGGCCTCTTTGGCGCGCTGGACGTCGTCAACAAGGAGCTGCCCCTTGACCCAAAGGCCGATGGGTTGCTCGACCATGTCGAGGTAGGGGCCGATGGGCTCGCCGCTGCGATGCTGCCAGAGCACGGGGGGCAGGCGGCCGGTTGACTTCCAGGCGGCGAGGGTCTCGGTGAAGGCGCCGGGGGCGACGATTTCTTTGTAGGAGTCGACGTTGCCGAAGACGGAGCCGAAGCCCTCGAAGACGCCGTCGTCGCCAACGCCTTTGACTTCAAAGGGGCGCTCGATGTAGCGGATTTCCATGGTGGGCCTCTTAGGGGGATGGCGGAGTCGGCGCTGAGGCCGTTGGCATGGGGGGCAGCACTGCCGCCGCGCCGCCCATGGGGTTGAGTTCGAGCAGCTCGCGCACTTCGTCCTGGGCCATCCAGGCGGGCGAGCCGCCGGCGCCTAGGGCGCGGCTGAAGTACTCGGCCTGGTCTTTGGCGCTGGCGTTGAGTAGGGCGTGCATGACGAACTTGTGATACAGCCCGCTTTGCCGCTCGCGCTGGGTGAGGAGGTTGACGTCAGCCGAGAGTTGGATGCGGCGGGCGAGGGGGTCAATGGTGTGCACGCGGTGCGCGGCAAACATGGCCTCGGCGCTGGCGTAGGTGGTGGCCTTGTCGCCGGTGTAGCCGATCATGATGGGCAGGACGCCGAAGAAGCGGCAGACGTCGGGGATGACGTCTTGGCGGATCTCGCGGGTCTGGGCGTCGACGCTGGTCATGGCGGTGGAGAGCCACTTGGCGCTGCGGTCGAGGATGAGCGGGGCGCCGGCCATGTCGCCGCTGGCTTGCTTTTTGAGCCACTTGGCGAGCTTTTCGTATTGGTCGCCCTGGAGGGCGCCTTCGACGGCGTAGGCGCCGGCGGGGCGGACGCCGTTGCGGTGGAGGCCGGAGATGGAGTCGTCAACGGCGATGGAGAGGCCGAGGACGTCGCGGGCGAGGTTGAGGGTGTCGAGGCCGAGGAAGCCGTCCCAGGAGGTGCCGCGAAGGTGCCAGATGTTTTCGGCCGGGACTTCGCGTTGGGAGCCGTCTTTGCCGGTGACGATGTAGTGGGGAGCCCAGTCTTCGTCCTGGGTGGCTCGGACGCATGCGGGGTTGAGGAGGAACATCTCGGCGACGTGGCCGCGATACATGCCCTTGAAGACGTAGGCGTTGCCGAGGCTGAGATGGAGGGTGAGCTGCTCGATGAACTCGAAGGAGGTCTGCCAGGCGTTGGGCTGGGTGGAGACGAGGTCGTACTGGGGATGAGTGGTGGCGCGCTGGATGCTGCGGCGGCCGTCGACGGTGGTCTCTTGGTAGAGCTTGAGTGGGAGCTGGGCCATGCCGACGCTGAGGACGCGCATGCAGGCAAAGGCGGCGGAGACGCGGAGGGCGGATTCGCGGGTGATCTCGGGGCCGGCTTTGGACTGGCGGGTTTGGCCAAGGAGGTCAAGAAGGCGCTCGTAGACGCTGTCTGATGAGGATTTACGGGAGAAGAGGCGGGGGAGCCAGGCCATCACTCGTTTTCCCAGAATGAGGTGCCGCCGGTGGGCTTGAGGACGCAGCCGTGGGCCATGACGGCGGCGACGATGAGGTCGATGCGGCCGGTGGCTTTGGCTTTGTCGAGCTTGCGGTTGCCGGCGGGGTCGCTGGTGGTGACGGCGTTGGCGGCGCACCAGGTGAGGATGGGGTGCCCGTTGTGGGCGATGGTGCGGTTGAGGATGGCGGTCTCGAAGGCTTCGATGGCGGGGCTCATGGACTGGTAGCCCTGGCCGAAGGGGTGGAGCTCTGGGAGGGTGATGCCGTCGTCTGCTGCCTGCTGCTGAAAGTCGGCGAGGCGCCAGCGGTCTGCAGCAATGTGGGGGACGTCAAAGCCGGCGCAGATCTGGGCGACGCGCTGGAGGACGAAGCGTTTGCTGATGGCGGCGCCGGGGGTGACTTCGAGGAAGCCTTGTTTGGCCCAGGTGGGGTAGTCGACGCGGTCTTTCTCGCGGCGCTTGGCGAGGGTGGTGTCGGGGCCGCCCTCGGGGAGCCAGGCCCAGGCGAGGAGCTTGTAGGGCTCGCCGCGCGGGGGTTCGGCGCCCGGGTCTGGGTTGGCGTCGGGGAGCGCGTCAAAGAGGGCTTTGGCGACGGCCCAGGCGATCCAGCGCTGGGTGATGGCGGGGTCTGCGGGCTCGACGAGGAGGGTGAAGGCGCAGAGGTCGGTGGTGCTGGAGAGGTCGAGCCCACCGAAGGCGCGGCGGCCGCGCAGTTGGGCGGCTGTGTAGTCGAGCTGGCAGGGGTCCCAGACGGCGGCGCTGAGCCAGGGGTTGAGGGCTGCTGTCCACTGGCAGAAGTTGAGGCGGCGGACGAGGGC